CAATAGATGTGTTTAGAAGATACTATGGAGAAGATGCTTTACAAGCTGCAGACGATATGGCTGATGCATTAAAAGAAGGTACATCATTTAAAAACTACGAAGAAATATTTAGAAGAGATATGCCTGAAATAAAAGTTAAAACAGAAGGTGCTGGAGAATATGATGCAATCATAAAAGAAACAGAAGCACTTTTAAAGAAAGCAAAAGATGATGCAGATTATGCAAAAACTTTAGATGAGTTTGATGTTGCAGATAGAAAGAAAAATAACATGGGTGGTATTAATAGAATTGGTTTTGCAAAAGGTAGATTAAAACTTGCAAAATATTTATATGATAAAGGAACAGACTTAGCAACTGAAATTAAAAAAGCTGTTGATAATATTTTTGCATCAGGTGATTCTAAATATGATGCTGATGTAGCAGTAGATAGTGCTTTAGAAGAATTAGGTGTTGATAGAGAAATGTTTTTACCAGAAGATATTACAAATGCTTATGGTCAAGCATATAATCTAATCGTAAAACAAAAAGGATTAGCCTCACAAAAAGTTCCTGGTAGTACTCAAGTATTTAAAGACTCCGAAGGTGGTATTAAAGGAATTACTATGGGCGGTGATAAAGATTTTCAAAAAGCTATGAGTGAAGCTATGGAAGAAGGTATGAGAGAATCAGAAAATATGAAACGTCTTGGTCTAGATCCAAGTAAAATGGATGACGCTCTTAAATATGACGAGATGAAAGAAGCTGGACAGTTAGAAAAAAATGTAACAGGTCTTTCTGATATGTCTGAAGCAGATACTTTAATTCAAAAATATCCAGGAATGACTAAAGAACTTGCAGATCAAATTGCAAACGATCCTGATCCACAACGTAAGGCTCAAGTCATCTCTATGGTAGAACAAACATTTAAAATGAGTGAAAAAGGAATGAGTGGTGATGAGATTATAGATGCTTTCAAAAAAGGAACAGATAGAACCAAACAAGCTAACGGTGGCTTATCTTACCTGATGGGTATGTAATGTCTGAAGTAAATAAAATAGCAAACTACAATCAAATGATGTCTTGGTTAACAAGACCATCTAAACCTAAAACACAAGTAGCAGACTTAGTAGATGACCTAGAACCTGGTTCACTTAAAGATGAACTACTAAAAGACTTTGACCCGTCTCAAGAAACTCACGAAGAATACTTACAAAGAAAAAATTTAGATAGACCTTTTAATGCACAAGATGGTGGTAGAGCTAATCTTGCAATAGGTGGTGGTAAGTTTGAAGGAACTGATCTTGGTACTCGTGAAGGGTTTGCTACACTTAATGAAGTTAAAAAAATTAAAGAATATAAAAACATTCCTGGAAAATTTTATGTAAAAAATTTACCTGTAGTAAGAGATACTCCAATAGAAGAATTAGAAAAAATTCCTGGTTATGTAAGAAAAACTGGCGACGGTGTAATATTTGATAATAAAACAAATGCTACAAAGTTTACTAAAAGTAAGTTAGTAAAAAATATACTTGCAGATAGATCAATAACTAAACAATCAGATTTTCAAAAACAAGTTTCAGATTTAATTGATGAAGGTTTAGAAACCGCAGAAATAGCTGACAGATTAGATTCAAGCACTAGTACAGTTAGTGCAACTAGAAAAATAATAGGTAAAAAAGGTCAAGGTGGAAAACCACAACAAAATTTATTTGGTGTATTAAATGAAGATGGACAATTTGAAAAATTTTTTAAAGAATATTTAGAAAAAGAATCTAAAATAGAAGTAGCTGGTAGAACAAGAGAAAGTAAACTTTGGCCTGTTATAAAAGAAGCATTAAAAAATGTTCCCAAAGATGCTTCATTAGAAGAAAAATTTGCTGCTATTAGAAATTTTGATAAACCCTCTAGTAAATATGGTTATCAATCTAAAGAAATAAAAGGTAAAAAATATGACAAAAAAATGGGAGATTATTTATACTCTCATCTTTCAGATTCTTTTAATAATGCTAAAAAAGGTTTTGGTAAAATAAGTATGAAACAACTGGCTGAAGCCGTTCCAGCTTATACTTATGATACTCTTTTAAATCTTTTTGGTAGTTCAAAAAACAATCCTGATTTAATCAAAGGAGATGATAAAATATCTCGAAATAAAAGAGCTAAAATAAATAACGCAAAAGATGTTATTAAAAAATTAAAAGAAGCTGGGGTAGTAATTTCTCAAGGAGATACAGATACTGCAGGATCTGGTAAATCATATTTGTTTGAAGAATTGACAGATGAAGTTAAAGCTAAATTAAATGATATAAAACCTTATAAAGAATCTTCAAAAGATTTTGATCAAAAAGAATTACGAAGACTTGTAGCTATTTTTTCTAGAGCATCAGAAGATTATAATAAATTTGGTTTTGCACAAATGGGATCAACTTTAGATGAGGCTGCTTCTTCTTTAAATACTGCTTTAATAAATCAATTTACAAGTAAAAAACCTGACTCTAGAAAAAATATTGCATCCTTTGACAAAGTAATGACCGAAAATGATTTAATTAATTTAAGAAACTTTATTGATGATACTCCCGCAATAAAAAATATACTTTCAATTACTTTTGATAAATCAGGAAAAGATGGAACTTATTTTAAACCTAGAAATTTAGATAATTTATCTGGTGGTCAATTATTAAAAGATCTTTTAATTGAAAAAGACCATATATTTCCAGTAAGTGAAGTTAGTGTTTTAGATCAACCAACAAAAACATTTATAGGTAGATTTGGTCCGGGAGGAGCGTTATCAGAATCACCTTATAATAAAGTTTTAACAACTAATCATTTTAATAACTCAATTAGAAATAATATACAAAATTTTTTAAATGTTAATCCTGATAATCAAGAAGCAATAAAACAAATTAATAATACACTACAAGGTTTAGATACAACTATTTATCATAATGGTAGATATTTTGGTGGAAAAATTACACCTGCTATTTCAAAACAAATAGAAAAAATGGGATACACTAAACTTGATTTAGAAAAAAGTGTAGTAAATAATATAAAAGGTCAAGAGTCTGCAATTAAAAAATTAAAAAAACAAAAGTATTCTGACGGTGCAATTAAAAAAGCATTATTAAATTCTAAATATGCTTTTCCTTTTGTTATTGGATATGGAGCATTTGAACATGGTGAAGATCTTTTAAAAGATAGTGGACTTATACAAAAACAATTTGAACAAACTGCATCAGCAAGTGATGCACCTCTTGTAGAAGAAGGTTTTAGCACTGGAGAAAAACTTGCAGGCGCAGGAGTAGCAGCAGGTGCAACTTATAAATATGGACCACAAATTTTAAAAGCATTAAAGAATGTTGGTAAGGTAGGTTTAAAAACTGTAGGTTCGGCTCCTGTGGGCATAGGATTTGCAGGAATGACTATTAAAGATAATTTAGATGAAGGAAAAAATATTGTTGATGCAACAGTTGATCCTCTTGTCGGAGCAGAACTATTACTTCCTGAAGTATTTAAAAAAACTGGTCTTGGTTTTAATGCTTTAAATAAACTGGCTCGTGTAACTAGTCCAGTTGGAACAGGTATAACTACAGCAGGGATTTTAAAAAACAGAGCACAAACCATGATGCAAGAAGCAGAAACTTTAACTACAACTCCTTATCAAGAAGATTTAATAGAAGATTACGCATCAAAATCTTACAAAGGTTATGAATTAGGTGGCCGTGTAGGATTTGCAGACGGACCAGAAGATCCTAAGAAAAGAAAGTTTATGAAAATTATGGGTGGCCTTGCAACATTACCTATTGTTGGAAGATTATTTGACATAGCACAAGTTGCAGAAAAAACAGCTCCTGTTATAAAAGAAACTTTTAGTGGAGCTCCAGTATATTTTTTAAATTTATATAATAAAATAAAAAATCTAGGTAAAGATGTGACTCAAACACAATCTTTAGCTGAGAGACAGATTGTTACTGAACTAAATGATTATAGATTAACTGAAGATTTAATGACAGGTGAAAAAACAATTCAAAGGTATAAAAATAATATAGACATAGATTCAGGTGCCGCTGATTATTATGGTCAACCTTTAACTGAAGAAACTTACATGAGTTTTAAACCTGGAAAAGGTCAAGCTGATGAGATGACTGGAGGTAAAACTCCACCAAATGAATACGAAGAAGGTACATCTTATATAAGAAATGATAGAGAATATGTAGGAGAAGTTGTTGACGAAGCGCAAGGAGTTCCTGAAGATGTAATTGAAGAAGGAATGAAGTTTATAGATGACAAATAAATACCCAAAGAAACACTTATTGCCCCCTGAAGCCGGACCCACGCCTCAGGGCTTGAATATTAACTATAATACTGTTAAAACAGTCAAACAATCTGGAGAAAAAATAAATGGCGGATATAGACAAAGCACTTCCAAACGAGGTCAGAAAAGAATTTGAAGTTCCTGGTGAAGAGGAAATAAAAGAACTAGCATTAGAAGAAGTTGAACAGGAAGAAGGATCTCCTGAAGCTGTTGACATTCAAGAAAATGAAGATGGATCAGTTGATATTGATTTAGATCCACAAGCTGCATCACCAGAAGGTGGTGACGAGCATTATGCAAACCTTGCAGAATTTTTACCTGATGATGTGTTAGGTAGATTAGGATCAGACTTAAATGGTAAGTATATGGATTATACTTCATCAAGAAAAGAATGGGAGCAAGCTTATATTCAAGGTCTAGACCTTTTAGGTTTTAAATACAATAACAGAACAGAACCTTTTCAAGGAGCAAGTGGTGCAACTCACCCTGTACTTGCTGAAGCAGTCACTCAATTTCAAGCATTAGCTTATAAAGAATTATTACCAGCAAATGGTCCGGTTAGAACTCAAGTAATGGGTTTAGCTACACCGGAAAAAACACAACAAGCAACACGTGTTAAAGATTTTATGAATTACGAAATTATGGAGAAGATGAAAGAGTATGAACCAGAGTTTGATCAAATGTTATTTAATTTGCCACTCGCAGGTTCTGCTTTTAAAAAAGTCTACTATGATGATATGGAACAAAGAGCAGTATCAAAGTTTGTTCCAGCAGATGATTTAATTGTTCCGTACACAGCTACCTCATTAGATGATGCGGAAGCAATTATTCATCGAATAAAAGTTTCAGAAAACGATTTAAGAAAACAACAAGTAGCAGGATTCTATAGAGATATAGATTTAGCTAAACCAGATAGTACAGACTCTGATATCGTAAAAAAAGAAAGAGAGTTAGAAGGTACATCTAAAACTCAAGACGAAGACGTATATACATTATTAGAATGTCACGTGGATTTAGACTTAGAAGGTTTTGAAGATTCTGATCCAGAGACTGGTGAGCCCTCAGGAATTAAAATACCTTACATCGTAACAGTAGAAGAAGGATCAAGAGAAATTTTATCTATTAAAAGAAACTATGAAGTAGGTGATCCTAAAAAATCTAAGATACAATATTTTGTACACTTTAAATTTTTACCAGGATTAGGTTTTTATGGTTTTGGTTTAATTCATATGATTGGTGGATTATCACGTACTGCAACAAGTGCACTTAGACAGTTGTTAGATGCAGGAACTTTATCTAACTTACCAGCAGGTTTTAAACAACGTGGTATTAGAATTAGAGATGATGCACAATCAATTCAACCGGGTGAATTTAGAGATGTAGATGCACCTGGAGGAAATTTAAGAGATTCATTTATGATGTTACCATTTAAAGAACCATCACAGACTTTGTTAAGTTTAATGGGTGTTGTAGTAAACGCTGGTCAAAGATTTGCTTCAATTGCAGATTTACAAGTTGGCGATGGAAATCAACAAGCAGCAGTAGGAACAACGGTCGCTTTATTAGAGCGTGGTTCTAGAACTATGTCTGCGATTCACAAAAGAATTTACTCAGCTTTGAAAAATGAATTTAGAATCATGGCTAGAGTATTCAAGTTATATCTACCACAAGAATATCCGTACGATGTAGTTGGGGGTCAAAGAGTTATTAAACAACAAGACTTTGATGATCGAGTAGATATATTGCCAGTTGCTGACCCTAACATTTTTTCTCAAACACAGCGTATTTCCCTCGCGCAGACGGAACTCCAACTGGCACAATCAAATCCACAAATGCACAATTTGTATAATGCATATAGAAATATGTATGAAGCATTAGGTGTAAAAGATATTGATCAAGTATTAAATAAACCAATGCAACCTACACCTAAAGATCCAGCGTTAGAACACATTGACGCTTTAGGTGGAGCACAGTTTCAAGCTTTCCCTGGTCAAGATCATAGATCACATATGACTGCACACTTAAATTTTATGGCAACTAACATGGCTAGAAATAATCCAATGGTTATGGCAAGCCTTGAGAAAAATATTTTTGAACATATTAGTCTCATGGCGCAAGAACAAGTTGAACTAGAGTTTAGAGATGAGATGCAACAGCTACAACAAATGCAAATGCAGGCACAACAGAACCCACAAATGGCTCAACAGATGCAAATGCAAATGCAACAGATGACACAAAAGATTGAAGGTAGAAAAGCTCAACTAGTTGCAGACATGATGGAAGAATTTATGAAGGAAGAACAAAAAATTACTTCACAATTTGACAATGACCCTATTGCAAAACTAAGAGCAAGAGAGTTAGACCTTAGAGCACAAGAAAATGCTCGAAAAGAAAAAGAATCTGAGGACAGAATGGACTTAGATAAGATGAAAACCATGATGAACCAAGTTAATCAAAGTGAAAAACTTAAACAAAACGAAGAATTAGCAAATCTAAGAGCTGATACATCAATTGAAAAGACAATTTTAGGTAAAACACTACCTAGTTCCGATTCAATGATGCCAAATATAGAAATCATGCGTAAAGGTTAGTGACAAAAACTAAAAAACAAGTTAAAATAAATAAATAAGGAGACAAAATGAAAAAATATAATGATATTTGTGGTAAAATTGTAGATATTCCATCTGAAGACAAGATGAATCTTGAAATTGACCCTAGATCTAAAACAACAGCTGATGGTTCTTTCAATTACATCGCTAAAGGCGAAGAAGTTGAAGTTAGAGGAACTAAAAGAATGCTGAAAGAGAAGTCTAAAAAAGCTAGATGGATCTAATATGTGGTTTCAGGCAATTAAATTAGCCGTTTCTGCTGGAAGTAAGATTTACGCTAATAAACAAAAGACTAAAATGGCAATGTCAGATGCACAGCTTATGCACGCATCTCGTATGGCCGAAGGTAAGGAAGCTTACCAGGGAAAATTATTAGAAGCACGTCAATCAGACTGGAAGGACGAGGCAGTTTTGATAATTTTAAGTTTGCCCATAGCAATTTTGGCCTGGGCAGTCGTAAGTGAAGATCCAACAGCGATGGATAAGGTAAAATTGTTTTTTGATATGTTCTCGCAGCTCCCATCGTGGTTTACAAATTTATGGATACTTGTCGTGGCGAGCATCTATGGTATAAAGGGTACACAAATATTTAGGAATAACGGAGGAAAAAAATAATGAGAAATTTTTATAATAAAGGTGGTCCTACTTTAGTTGGTAAACAAAAAAATTTACCAGAAGCATTAAAGAAAAAAATTTTAATGGCTAAAAAGAAAAAGAAGCCAGGTGAAAAATCACCTATGGCTAAAATGGTCAGAACGTAATGGCAAAGCTTTGTGCAAAAGGCAAAGCAGCCGCTAAAAGAAAGTTTAAAGTATATCCTTCAGCATATGCTAACATGTACGGTTCAGCTGTATGTTCAGGTAAAGTTACACCGGGTGGAAAAAAAAAGAAAAAACCTAAAAAAAGAAAATAATGCGAGCTTACTATTCAGAAGGTGGTTTGAGAAAATGGGTATCGGAAAAATGGGTAGACATTGGAGCACCGAAGAAGAACGGGAAGTATCAACCTTGCGGGAGAAGCAAAGGCTCAAAGAGGAAATATCCAAAATGCGTCCCACTTGCAAAAGCCACACGGATGTCAAAAGGGCAAAAGGCGAGTGCTGTCAAACGAAAAAGAGCAGCGGGTAATCCAGGTGGTAAACCAAAAAACGTAAAAACATTTGTATAATGAATTTAGAAAAAGATTTAAAAGAATTAAGAAGACAAAAGCAATTAAAAGAATCTGCTATTGCTCAACTTAGAAAAAGAAGTAAAGATTCAATAGCTAGACCTAGAGCAGAAAAAAATATGTTATCAACTAATCCAGAGATGCAAAAAATCTAATGAGAAAAAAAGAAAACCCTATTAGAAAAACTACTACAGGTAAGGGTGCTAATTATCGAAAAACAAAATCAGGTGCTGGAATGACAGCTAAAGGTGTTAAAGCTTACAGAGCTGCTAATCCTGGATCAAAATTAAAAACAGCTGTAACAGGTAAAGTTAAAAAAGGTTCAGCTGCTGCAAAACGTAGAAAATCATATTGTGCAAGATCAGCTGGACAACTTAGAAACTCATCAGCTAAAACTAGAAACGATCCTAATTCAAGAATAAGACAAGCAAGAAGACGTTGGAAATGTTAGACAGATTGCTATTGAGTTTTTTTGGTGGATTAGATAATATGTTTTCTAAAATAGAAACATACGCTATCAAACTTACAGAATGGTGTTGGCATTCAAGAGTTAATTTATTACATAAAAAAAGGAGAAAGAAACATGCAACAAGAAGAAACAATAATAATACATAAACTACAAAAACATCTAAAACAATCGTATGAAGATATTGCAGATACCATGATTGGTGGCGGTATTGACAATATGGAAAAATACAAGTATATGATGGGACAGGCACATGCCTATTTAAAAATATCACAGGAAATCTCTAACCTGCTAGAACCTAAGGAGCAAAAAAATGATACTGAAAGAGAAAACGTCATCGACTTCGGAAGAACCGAAAGTTAAATCGGCACTATTAAATAAATACGAAGAAGACGCTAAAAAAGAAGAAGATGGTTACGAACGTCTAAAAACAAAAGAATCAAATAAATTACCTAAACCAACCGGATGGAGATTAGTTGTTCTTCCTTTTAAAATGAAGGAGAAAACTAAAGGTGGATTAATCATTGGACAAGATACTTTAGAAAAACAACAAGTAGGATCTACTTGTGGTTTAGTTCTTGCAATGGGACCACATTGTTATGACAAAGATAAATTTCCTGAAGGACCTTGGTGTAAAAAAGGTGATTGGGTTATCTTTGCAAGATATGCCGGTTCAAGAATGAACATAGATGGTGGGGAAATAAGAATGCTAAATGACGATGAAGTTTTAGCAACCATTGAAGACCCTGAAGATATACTTCATCAATTTTAATCATAGAAGGAGATAAACTATGCCAATAGATAATAAAGTCGATATAGATACATCTGGTCCAGAAATGGATGTTGATATTCCTGAAGAAAATAATTCAGCAGAAATTGAACAACCAGAAGTAAAAGAAGAACCAACAGTAAGACCTGTTGTAGAAGAAAAAGAAGGCGAAGATAAAACTTACGAAAATGAACGTGAAGTTAAATTAGAAGAAGAAAAGAAAGAAGAGCCTGCACAGGACGATAAAGAACAAGAATTAGAAAAGTATTCCGATGGAGTACAAAGAAGAATAGCTAAACTTACTCATAAATGGAGAGAAGCAGAGAGACAAAAAGATGAAGCGTTAACTTATGCTCAATCACAAATAAAAGCAAAAGAAGCTGCTGAAGCAAAAATCTCAAAGTTTGAACCTGAGTTTTTTAAAAATGCTGAAGAGAGTGTTGTAAATGGTCTTCAAGCTGCTAAAGCAAAACTTGCTGCTGCTAGAGAAGCAGGAGATATTAATGCTGAAGTAGAAGCTCAAACTGCAATTTCTGAGTTAAGTTATAAGAATGCTAAACTTAAAGAAACAATAGTTGCTCAAGAACAGTATAAAGCTAGAAAAGCTGAGGAGGTTAAAACTCCAAATATAAACTTAAATAGACAACAAGCAGCACAAGGAACACCAGATCCTAAGGCTGAAACATGGGCATCTAGAAATGCTTGGTTCGGTCAAGATAATGCTATGACTTATACTGCTTTTGATCTACATAAGAAACTTACAGAGCAAGAGGGTTATGATCCTCAATCTGATGAGTATTATTCTGAAATAGATAAAAGAATAAGACTTGAATTCCCCCACAAATTTGATACAAATACATCAGATAAAGGGGAAACGACCAAACCCGTACAAACAGTAGCTAGTGCGAAGCGAAGTACAAATACTGGTCGCAAGACTGTGAGACTCACATCATCACAGGTAGCAATCGCTAAAAAATTAGGTGTGCCACTAGAAGAATATGCGAAACAATTAAAAATCACGAAGGAGGCATAAGCATATGGAAAATAATAATGAAAAAAGAGCATCCCGTGCGAGTCAGACAAGAGAAAAAGAATCTAAGAAAAAAGTTTGGACTCCACCTTCATCTTTAGATGCACCCCCTGCACCAACAGGTTTTAAACACAGATGGATCAGAGTAGAATCTATGGGATTCCAAGACACTAAAAACGTCGCTGGAAGAATTAGATCCGGATACGAGCTTGTAAGAGCTGATGAATATCCAGACTCAGACTTTCCAATTGTGGATGATGGAAAATACAAAGGGGTAATCGGAGTAGGAGGCCTAGTGCTGGCTAGGGTACCGGAAGAGATTGCAGAACAACGAACTGACTATTATGTTAAACAAGGTCAGGACAACGTTGAAGCAGTAGACAACGATCTTATGAAGGAACAGCACCCAAGTATGCCGATCAATATTGATCGACAGACACGTGTAACCTTCGGTGGTTCAAAGAAAAGTTAATTTTTTAACGATTCCTACCCAACGAATAAAATAAACCCGTGAGTGGAGGCCCGCAAGGGTAGCTCACAAAAGGAGAAAATATAATGGCAAACCAAGACGCAGCTTTCGGTTTGAAAGCAATAGGAAAAGTTGGCCAGAATAGAGACAACCAAGGTTTATCCGAGTATAGTATCGCAGCAAATGCAACAGCTATCTATCAGTGGGATCCTGTCGAAATGGCAGCCACTGGTACAATTACTGTAGCAGCAGCAACAGATACTTTATTAGGATCACTTAATGGTGTCTTTTATACTGATGCTTCAACAAGCAAACCAACATGGGCAAACCATCTGAATGCAAGTAATACTGCAACAGATATCGTAGGATTCGTTTCTGACGACCCTTACGAAAGGTTTGAAATACAATCAGACGGCGCAACTGCAGCAGCAGACGTTGGTCTAAACGCTGACATTGTGTATGCAGCAGGATCTTCACCAGATTATGTATCTAAAGTTGAATTAGATTTTTCTGATCAGAAGACAGCTACAGCACAATTAAGAATTATGGGGATTTCAAAAGATCCTAGTAATGACACAGCAGGATCTGCTAATGTTAATCTAGTTGTTATGATTAACGAGCATTTCTTAAAAGGAACGGTAGGTATATAATGGCCATAAGTAGAGGACAACTAGTTAAAGAACTAGAACCAGGTCTAAATGCACTATTTGGACTTGAATATAAACGTTATGAAAATCAGCATGCTGAAATATATGCTACGGAATCTTCAGACAGAGCGTTTGAAGAAGAAGTTATGTTATCAGGTTTTGCTCAGGCTCAGACTAAAGCAGAAGGAAGTGGAGTTGTTTTTGACAATGCTCAAGAAACTTTCACTGCAAGATACACACATGAAACTGTGGCTCTTGCTTTTGCAATTACTGAAGAAGCTATTGAGGATAACTTGTATGACAGACTTGCTAGTAGATATACAAAAGCGTTAGCTAGATCTATGGCGAACACTAAACAAGTTAAAGCGGTACAACCATTGATTAATGGTTTCGGTACATTCACTTCAGGTGATGGTTCTGCATTATTTGCAACTAACCACCCAACTGTAAGTGGAACTGTATCAAACACATTAGCAACGGCTTCCGACTTGAACGAAACTTCACTAGAGCAATCATTAATTGACATTGCTGCAATGACAGACGAAAGAGGTCTAAAAATTGCTGCAAGAGGTGTTAAAATGATTATCCCTTCTGAACTTCAGTTCACTGCTGAGAGACTTATGAAGACTCAAGGTAGAGTTGGTACTGCTGATAATGATATCAATGCAATCGCATCAATGGGAATGGTTCCTCAAGGTTATAGAGTGAACAATTTCTTAACTGATCCAGATGCATTCTACATTATCACTGATGTACCTAATGGTATGAAGTACTTTGACAGAGCAGCAATTAAAACTGCAATGGAAGGTGACTTCGACACTGGTAACGTAAGATACAAAGCTAGAGAAAGATACTCATTTGGTGTATCTGACTATAGAGGTATTTTTGCATCACCAGGTGCATAATAATTAGAAATTTTGAGGCGGACATAGTTCCGCCTCATTATCAAAATAGAAAGAACTTTATGAAAAAATTTACAGTTACAATTAACGCCTACGATCATTACTCAAAATTTGAAGTGTTATCTGAGGATAATGCAATTTCCCTTGAACAAGCCATAGTTGACAAACTAGGAGAAAATGTTATAAAATGGGAATATATCGGAGCTAAAGTATTTGCTTCCGATAAATATAGAATAACCTATGAGGAGGTTATAGATGATACAAGACCTATACAAAGCAAAAAGGTCCTTGGAGTTGAAGTGGGAACAGGAGCATCTGTCTAACGATAGATACACTCTTGAGATGGTTAGAATTGACGATAAAGTCAAACAAATCATCACAGATATCAAGCTTGAAGAAGCTAGAATTGCTCACTTAAAGAACAGTATTGAAGGTTCTGCTCCTGAAGTTTCAGTAGCTACTTAATCAAAAGCTACATCGTTGGAAAAATTCCACTCCACACTGTAGGATCTCTTGCACTCTATTCAAAAGTAGTATACAAATTACTCACTATACATAATAATAATTGTTAAATGTAGACGCGTATAGTCGACA